ATCAATTTAGTTATAAAATAAAAAACTCCTGAGAAATTAATCTCAGGAGAATCCTGTAAAACCAACAAAACAGGATTTTTGTATTTTAAAAACAATCAGTTTGACCTGATATAAACCCTGAAGCATTATAATATCCTACATAAAAATCAGTTGGGTTTGATGCAAGAGAGTATAAAATATATTTATTATATGCAGCAGGATTATCATAATGAGGAGGAGTTAAACCCATATCATTGAAAAACTCTGTTACACCAGCAGAAGTAAGTGAAGTAGAATATACAGCTAGTTGAGGGAATCCTAAAGATACATAACTTCCTGTTTGATTACATGCATCTCCAGTGATATCAGCGTATCCATATAAACCATATAAAGTTCCCATTATTGGGCCAGATGTAGTGGTTGTGGTAGTAGTACTAGTAGATGTTGTACTACTTGTAGATGTAGTTGTGGTGGTACCACTAATAATTAAATCAATGTAATTGATACATACAGAATCAGATGTCACTCTTATCACTACAGTTCCATTTGGAACTAAAAAAGAAGTGTATCCTGATACTAAAGAAGCTTTAGGTACATTGTTTTCAAAAGGAACTACAAACCCATCTACATCTGAATAAAGATCAAATGGTCCTGTATCAGAACCTGCTGTTGTTAATGTTATTAATACTGTCATCATATCTTATTGGTTTATATACTTGTTGTAGTAGTGGTGGTTGTTGCAGGACATGTATTTACCAATTGACAAAAGTATGCTTGAAGAATAGGATTGTTTTTAATAGTGTTTATTATCTGTCCTACAAACTCATCAGAACATATTTTTTCATCTATTTTTTGTAAAGCAACTTCAACTGTATCAGTTGATTGAATACCTGTACAGGCAAGGTTTGGTCCATTATATATAATCTTATTACTTGTTGAACATGGTGTTGTGTCACAAGGAGAATCAAAAGCAAATGGATAAGCAACTCTGTAAGCATCATAACAATTCATTCCAGGTAAACATGCCATATTTTAAAATTAAGGAATATATATAATATAGTTGGTTGCTAATACTGGAGGAATATTTGTATGTGATTGACCACCTCCTGCATTATTAACAGTGACATTTGCAGTGACAGAAGCAGAACTACTTTTACCTAATGTAGCAGCAGTAGTAGAAGCCATTATCTCATAATCTATATTTTGACTAGAATATGATCTAGCTCTTGCAACATTATCTGTAGCATTCACTTGTCCAGCTCCAGTAGTATTTACATCTGTAGTATACATAAAATGTGTATGATCAACAGGGGTAGATGTTGTAGTGTGAGTGTGTGCAGGAATTTGTGGTGTAGTTAAAACTACATTGTTTGTACCATTAACTGAGTTTAATGTGTATGTAGGATTACCTGCCACTGCTGGATCTACTACAGGACTCATTGCACCTCCAGGAACACCTGTTGTTACACCTACACCAATTCTACCTCTTTTATCTGGAGTGCCATTGTTTCCATTACATAAATAGATTTTATCCCATCCTAAGCCTGCAATACCTGCTCCACCAGCATCAAAATTAGATAGTAGACCATAGTATTCCACTGCAGTGAATGGAACCATTTTAACATACTGTTGTGCAATAGGAGCTATTGAATTTAGATAGGCTTGTATTAATGCATCTAGATCATCAAGTTTTACATAGTTTGTATCTACATCTACCGCAAGAGCTACTAATGCAGCATCCACATCACAAAGTTTTGTGATTACAGCTTGTAGAATATCATGTGTACCACTTGATGCAGATACACCTGTTAAACAATCAACATCATAATTTCCTTCAAGAGCTGCAAGTTCTGCAACAATTACATCTATTTGATCTTGTAAATCACAAGAAGCTTGAATTAAAGCTTTGAAAAGGTTTAACGCATTTAGGTCTTCACAATCAGGAAGATATTGATTAACTAGAGTACAAATAATTGCAGGGTCTATAGTTAGTTTAATTCCTGTACCATCTAGTGTAGATGTAAGAAACTCAATAAGAGCCTGTTCTACATAAGACAGAGAGTCTCCTGTTTGTATTCCCAAAACAGGAACATCTATTCCTGTATATCTAACACACTTATCTGAGACAATCTCAGTACATCCATTATAGCAATTTGAACAAGACATGTTTATTTATATTTTAAAAGTTTTACTCTACTAGCAATCATTTCTACAGTGAATGGTGCAGCATAATCTGGATTACAAAACTTATACGTTAGTATTCTTTTGTAATTCAGAAGATCCATCATTGCTTCTGATGCAATAGGTTGGTTTAATGAATAGATAAGATTGTTATATAGATTAACTGCTAATTCTGTTAGTCTGCAATCTATATCATTTAATAGTGCTGTAACTGTAGCACATGCTGGGTAAGTAGTAAGTCTAGGAGTTAACATATTTTATAACTTGTTTAAACTTTGTAGCAGCTGCACGACACATTGCACAAAGACCATTAACTAATTGACATCCACATCCAAAGTTTGCTTTACATCCTCTACAAGTAGCCATATTATCTAAAGTTTACAACATAGTTATTACCAGAGCAATAACAATTATTTTTGATAAAATTATTTAACATTCTATTCGCTTGATCATAAAGCCTATTTGCTTCATCTATAGCACAATTATTTGCAGCTGCTATAGATCCTTGAATAAAGAAATATATACTTGTAAGATTAACTTTCTGTTGAGTTTTTATAGCTCTGTCACATTCCATCATATCAAGTTTCATAAATGCTTCATCAAACTTCTCTTGTAACTTCTCCACTCGCATTATACTTTTTTCAACAAAGTTTTCATACGCAGGAGCAACAGTGTACTTAAGTATGTACAATCCATCAGGAAGAGGAATCAGAGGTTCACCTAATAGAGTGAGTCCTAATGAAGCAGATGTAAAGATGTTAAAATCATTTGGTACAAATGGTAACACTACATTTCCTAATGATGGAACATCTATCTCAATTGTTGGAGCTGTTACAATAGGAGGATTTGTAGGATAAGTTGATGCATCAGCTATTCCTAATGTTAATGTACTGTATGTAGGTACTACTACTATATCTAGATTTAAAGCTGGCATAATTAGTTTAAATAAATATGCCAGAGGATCTGAGATTTAATCCTCTCACCTCTGGCATAGGTTATGTGATATTTAATTTACAACTATCCAATTATGGAATTAAAGTGGAAGTGGTTGTAGTAGTAGGCCAAATTGTAGTGGTGGTTGAAGTGGTTGTAACACAAGAGTTATCATTAACCACAGTACCAAGACCAGCTTCTAATACAGTTTCAATAGCAGCAGCAATTCCACTTACATCTGCGTTAGGAGCAGCAATGATCACCATAGAATCTTCCATGATATAATCACCCCACTGATAAGCAGCTTTATTGTACTCATTAAACTTAATATAATAAGTGTCATAAGTCACTCCTGAAGATACCCAAGACTCGAAGTTCTCGTTGTATCCAGCCATTCTGTAAAGATGCTTTAAGTATCCTGCTTGGTAGCTGTAGAAATTCTTCTCTAATTGAGCAATTTCAGCAGATTGACCTGAAGGGTAAGAAGCACGTTGGATAATGATAGGATCAGCAACAACGTCACAGTTATCATAAACAATAAAGTCAGCAGTAGTAGCAGGACCATTGTATACGAAAGTTCTAAAGTACATTCTATCATATTCAAAAGGGAATGCAGCAACATCACATGGTTGACCATATACAGTTAGAGGCTTTCCAGTAATACGAAGGATTGCAGAAGCGTCATTACCTAAACGTTGGAATGTGTAGAATGTATTGAAGCTGATGTTATCAGGGTTGTTACCAGGAGCTTGTTGCTCTAGTTTAGCAATAACACTATCAATAAATTCAGGAATATCAACTTGATCACAAGGATTAGCATCACAAGCACAACAAGGAGCTTGAACAGTTACTGAACGAGTGAAACCATTGAAATACAAGGTGTCAATGTAAGAAGAATGTGCACGAAGAGTTAATGTAACTACATCACCACACTGTACATTCCAATTAGTTACATCAGTAACTTGAGTTGCAGCAGTGGGACATCCTTTTACTGTGTACCATTCAGTTACGTTAGAATTGCAACCAGAACCTGAAGGACATCCTTTAATCTTATCAGAACGTTTAGATCCTTGTAGATAAGTGTTTGTTCTACCTTGAGCTATGTAGAAATAAGGAGAAGCAGCA